CAGCATCTTCATCATCTTCAGCATTACCAAGAACACCATCTGCATCTTCAGCATCTTCATCATCTTCAGCATCTTCAGCATTACCAAGAACACCATCTGCATCTTCATCATCTTCAGCATCTTCATCATCTTCAGCATTACCAAGAACACCATCTGCATCTTCAGCATCTTCATCATCTTCAGCATCTTCAGCATTACCAAGAACACCATCATCTTCAGCATCTTCAGCATTACCAAGAACACCATCATCATCTTCATCATCTTCAGCATCTTCAGCATCTTCATCATCTTCAGCATTACCAGGAACACCATCATCATCTTCAACATCATCATCATCTTCATCATCTTCTGAATCACTATTAGCATCTAGATCTACATCATCTTCTGAATCACTATTAGCATTTAGAACATCCTCAGTATCATCTTCTTCATCATTTTCTAGGGGAATTTGACTATTATTAATATTAATCTCTCCTCCTCCTGTAATATCAGTTAATTCATTAATAATTTTATTTAAAGGAATAAAAGATCTTACAGCATTTTTAATACAAGTTTTAGTTATTTTTTCAATAAGATTAATGTTATTTTGTCTTTCAATAGATGATACTTTTTTGTAAAATAAAACTGGATTTTTCCAAAATATGTTAGATGCTAATATACATACTTTATATAAAAATTCATACCATTCAGGAATATATACTTTTAATGATTTAATAATAGATTTATGTTCAATAATTTTAATTTTAATACTTTTAGAAATAATTTCAGATAATAATTTTAACATATATTGAGGTGTTGCATGATCTTCTTCGATTAATTTATGAATAGTATTCATTTTACCATCTTGTTTTTGTTTATTCCATTTTGTTAATAATACTAATTCATTTTGAAATTCTTTTAATGAACTACAATTATTTGCAATATTAACAAAGAACTTACAAATAGGTATAGTAGAAATATCAGTTAAATGTTCTAAATATTCATTCTTGTTTTCTACCAAAAAATCAAGTTTATCAGTCATAATCTTATTTAATGAAAAATATAATTGAAATATATAATTATTCGCACATAAATATATCAAATATATTATTACTCTTAAGTTTAACTAGAGCAATACGTAAATACATAACATCAAACATTGAATTATGTGCATTTGGTAGTTCTTTAAGATTACTATTGTTTGCGTAATTATACAATTCCAATAATTTAGGATATTTTTTATTATGGCAAACAAAATGTCTAGTTTTTTTCATAGAACATGTTAATTTCAGTAAATTAATTTTATTAATAATGTCAGTAAATCCAAATCTATATAATTCGCTCATTAAAATAAAATAGTCAAATTGTAAATTATGTGCTATAATTCTAGAACAAATATTAAGATCTTCAGTAAATATATCACAAAACCGATTCATACCAATACCTTCTTTTTCTAATAAATCTTTTGTAATATTATGAAACTGAGAATTACTAACTGTATCTACTTCATTAATATAAAAACTTCTTGTAGCAATAACATTTAAAGTGTGATCTAATATTTCATAACTAATTTGGATCATTCTAGCATTATTATATTTAGAAGTATTTGTATAATGATAGTAATTATTTGAAGAATCTTTAGGTATTAAACCAGTAGTTTCAGTATCAAAGATGATATACATTATATATTTATAATTAATTAAATCATTTTTAAATACTAGGAATCCAAGTCCATTTCAGCTCTTTACATATTTTCTTAAAAACTTCTTCATTTTGAGCTATTTTTTGCCTACTTTTTAGTAATGGAAATAAAGCAAGGTATTCCGGCATATCTAAAATTAAAAAGAATTTATGTAAAATGTAAGAATATGAAATAAAGTTTAATCTATTTGCAGGTGCATATTTAATAAATAGAGGTTGCGTTTGCATAAACATATTAGATAGATTTTGTTCTAATTCTGGTGAAAATTGAGGTGGTGGAATACCATTAATTCTATTAATAATATATGCGGTATGTTCATAATATTTATGTGTTCTTAATTTTTTTAATATTGTTCTCATAAACTTAGGTGTAAGTTTAGTAGTATCAGTAATTTTCTCTTTTTTAAGTTCATTTAGTATTTTTTCAAATACTTCGTTTGGTATATCGGTGCTTTCTTTCCCTTGTATTTGTGATATCCATTCTCTAAAATGATTAATACGTTTATAACTATAATGAATACCGTCTTTCTTATCATATAACATTATAGGTCTATTTTGTTCTGCTAATAAAACATCTTGATAACCACAACTGAAACATACTATTAATGCTTCTTGAACTAAATTAGTCATTTCGTTATTACAATTAATACATTTAGAGTTAGTAAATTCACCATCCATATGATTAATGTATTTATTGTCTGTTATTGCTAAATATTCATTAACTAATTTTGATTTATCTTTATACTCTCCTATTACACTGTTATTATCCATTTCAATATTAAGTGCTTCTAAAATAGTATATTTTTTAGGATTAACTTGTTTAACACCAACATTTTGATTAACTATATCATAATAATTAAACAGTATTTCTCCAACATTTTCGTAATAATCAAGTTCATTTTCACTATTAAGTTTATCTAACTCACTTGTATAATCTTTAATTTGTTCTTTAATTTCAACGTTGGATAACCAAGAAATATCTGTCATTGCTATGATATTCAATTTATTAATTTGTTCAGTTATTTCTTCAATTCTGTTATTTTTAACTTCAAATTTTTTTATACTATTAATATGAATGTCATCTAGGGTTGAGATTTCTTTAGTATTATCTACAACGTGTATTCTTTTCTTACTACATCTTTCTTTCATCATATTTAATTACTTTTTGCAAGTTAATTTTTTATATGCTTAATAATTAAAAATGGGTGGTGGATTATTACAATTAGTTGCTTATGGAGCACAAGATGTATATTTAACTGGAAATCCTCAAATAACTTTCTTTAAAGTAGTATATCGTCGTCATACTAATTTCTCAATAGAATCTATACAACAATCAATTAACGGAAAGTTTGATTGGGGTAATCGTGTATCGTGTCAAATATCCCGTAATGGTGATCTAGTTCATAAAATGTATGTAGAAGTAGAATTAGAACAATTAAAAGACGGAAATGCTATAAATAATATTCTTACTCAAGATTTAGATCGTTATGTTAATTTTATAGGTCATCGTTTATTAAAATCAGTTGAAGTTGAAATTGGTGGTCAAAAGATTGATAAACAATATTCACATTGGATGTATATTTGGAATGAGTTATCATTACCTGTTGGAAAAATGGATGGTTACCAAGAAATGATCGGTGCAGATACTGATATGACAAGTTTTAAGAATAATACAGTATATATTCCTTTAGAGTTTTGGTTTTGTCGTAATATTGGTTTAGCATTACCATTAATTGCTCTTCAATATCACGAAGTAAAAATAAATATAGAAATAGAAACTTTTAAGAATTGCACTTATAATGGAACTGCTTATGTTAGAAATAGTGATGTTTCAAGTGCTAATATTAAATCAATTAAAAATGCTTCTATTTGGTGTGATTACATATTCTTAGATACTGATGAACGTAAAAGATTTGCTCAATTATCGCACGAATATTTAATAGAACAAGTGCAAATGAATGAAAATACGGTTTCAGGAACAAACGAACAAAATATTGCTTTAGTTATGAATCACCCAGTTAAAGAACTTATATGGACTATCAATGATGATAATAAAGCAACTCAACAAAATCAATGGTATAATTATACTGATAATGAATTATTTGTAGGATCTAATACTGAAGAAGATGAATTTGGTGCTGAATCAAATCAAAAACTTCAAAATACCTTATTTGGTATAGATCCGGATGGCAACAATTCAATTACTTCAGCTAATTTACAATTAAATGGAAATGATCGTTTTGCTAAAAGGGATGGAGAGTATTTCTCGTTAGTTCAACCATACCAACATCACACAAATATACCAACTAATGCGGGTATAAATGTATATTCATTTGCGTTAAAACCTGAAGAACATCAACCATCAGGAACATTAAATATGTCAAGAATTGATACGGCTAAATTAGTGGTAAAACCTAAAAAATCAGGAACAATAAGGGTATGGGGTGTTAATTATAATGTCTTACGTATTTTAAGTGGTATGGGTGGTTTGGCTTATTCTAATTAAAATATATTATTTGTAAAAAATTGTTTAATAACTAAATCGTTAAACATATATTCTAAATTATCTGGAAGATCTTTAAAGTATTTAATAAAGTTCATATAGAATTGAATAGGTTCAATACCTTTTGTATAATACAATATGATATGATATACTATAAACATTGATAATCCAAATGCAAGATCTTTTGTATTAAATTCATGCTTTAATGTTAAAATTGGTAAAACTTTAATTAAAATAATTCCAAAAACAATAAAGAATAATATTTTTTTTGTAGATATGTTAAGATAAATCATATAACATAACATCCAACATACAAATGATAAAATTAAATAAAATATAATAACAGGATTGAAAGGTATAATATTTAAGATATACAAAAAATACCATAACAAAACATAGGTTGAGAAAAAATCTGTAGTTTTATACATTTATATTTTTTATCTTAACTAAGAATAAAATGGGTGGAGGTCTTCTTCAACTTGTAGCTTATGGTGCCCAAGATGTCTATCTTACCGGCAACCCTCAGATCACTTTCTTCAAAGTAGTTTATCGTCGTCATACTAACTTCTCTATTGAGTCTATACAACAAACCTTTAATGGAAATGCTAACTTAGGACAACGTGTAACTTGCCAAATCTCCCGTAATGGTGATTTAGTTCATAAGTTATACTTACAAGCTAATGTGAAATCAGGAGCTAATGCCAAAGATGTTGGACATAAACTTATTGAACAAGTAGAAGTTGAAATTGGTGGTCAAATGATTGATCGTCAATATGGTGAATGGATGTATATCTGGAATGAACTTACTTTACCTGAAGGTAAAAAAGTGGGTTTTCAAAAAATGATTGCTAGTGATGGTGCTCCTACTACTGAAGTACCTGTATATGTGCCTCTTGAGTTTTGGTTCTGCCGTAATATTGGTTTAGCATTACCATTAATTGCTTTACAATATCACGAAGTTAAAATCAATCTTACATTAGGTTCAACAGACACACTTGGTTCAGGTGCTACAGTTTCAAATGTAGAATTATGGGCGGACTATATCTTCTTAGATACTGACGAACGTCGTCGTTTTGCTCAATTATCTCACGAATACCTTATTGAACAAGTTCAATTTACTGGTGGTGAATCAATTGCTGCAGGTGGTTTAACTGGCATAACAACAACTAAATCCAAACTTTCATTTAATCATCCTGTTAAAGAATTGGTATGGGTTAATAAACATAGCACTGATGATCTGTTCAGTAATTTACCAACTACTGATTTCCAACTTCAACTTAACGGTAATGATCGTTTTGCTAAGCGTGATGCCAAATATTTCACACACGTTCAACCCTATCAACACCACGAAAATATTCCTAATGGAAAGAATATCCACGTATATTCTTTTGCATTAAAACCAGAAGAACATCAACCATCTGGAACTCTTAATATGTCTCGTATTGATACAGCAACTGCTATTGTTGGAACTCCTGCTAGTTCAGCTGCAGGAACTCTCAATATGTATGCTGTGAATTACAATGTGCTTCGTATCCTTAGTGGAATGGGTGGTCTTGCTTACTCTAACTAAATATATTAACAAATTATTTTTTTTCTGTATTAATAATAAATACAAAATGGGTGGAGGTCTTCTTCAACTTGTAGCTTATGGTGCCCAAGATGTCTATCTTACTGGCAACCCTCAGATCACTTTCTTCAAAGTAGTTTATCGTCGTCATACTAACTTCTCTATTGAGTCTATACAACAAACGTTTAACGGAAATGCCCAACCAAATAACCGTGTAACTTGTCAAATATCCCGTAATGGTGATTTAGTTCATAAATTATATGTTGAATTCACTCCAAAAGATGAAGATATTGTTGATGCTCGTAAATGCATTAAAAAAGTAGAAGTTGAAATTGGTGGTCAATTAATTGACCGTCAATATGGCGATTGGATGGAAATCTGGAATGAACTTACTTTACCTGCAGGAAAGAAAGGCGGTTATAAAGCTATGATATTTGGAGATTCTAATGTAACTCCTAATCCTCACATCAAAGCATATGTTCCTCTTGAATTCTGGTTCTGCCGTAATATTGGTTTAGCATTACCACTAATTGCTTTACAATATCACGAAGTTAAAATCAATATTGAGTTTAGTGACGAAGACTTTGATGATGCCACTTTATGGGCTGATTACATCTTCTTAGATACTGACGAACGTCGTCGTTTTGCTCAATTATCTCACGAATATTTAATAGAACAAGTGCAATTCACTGGAGGTGAAGCAATCAATAGCTCCAATCTCTCTGCTAAATTATCTTTCAACCATCCGGTTAAAGAATTAATATGGCAAGAGAGAGGTAAAGCTAAATTAGGAAAGACTAAGCTTATGCTTAACGGTAATGATCGTTTTGCTGAA